GGTGTAACGCCAACAGCTCAATGGTGCAACGTAGAAATAAAAAGATACAAATTAGATTCGGGAGTTTACACGCTTTTAAATACGGTAACAGAAAAAGCTTATGATGGTTTTGGGTATTACGAACAAGGATATAACCCAAGTTTAACGAATGATATTTTACACGATGAGGGAACGTTTTATTATGCTTATGATGCGACCAAAAATCCAAGCACTAATGAGAATTATAGAGCTAATTTTATAACGGTTAGAAATACAGCTACGTGGAAAGCAAAACACACTAATTTAAAGACAAATGCAGTTTTTGTTTATAATTTAATGACTGATACAATACAGAATGTTGGAACAGTATGGGGCGCATATTACGCTGATGGAAACAAATTAGAGATATTAACGGCTTCCGATGTTGTTTTATGGACGGGATATTTTCTGCCTTATTTGAATTGTCGATACACGCCGATTGTGTGCGACTTTGTAAACAAGTATGGAATGTGGCAAAGATTTTGGTTTTTTGGAGCTTCTAATGATACGTTGAGCGTTGAAAAAACGGATTATAATTTAATGCAACAAGCTTTCCCCAATTACAGCACTTTAGTAGGACAAAGAAAATCATTCAACGTAAACGGAAAAAAGACAATCAAAGTAAATACGGATTGGGTGCGTGAGGACTTCAAAGAGATAGTTAAGCAATTAATGTTGAGCGAAAGGATATTACTTAATTCTTTGCCTGTAAAACTAAACACGCAAAGCACGGAATTATTTCAAAACATAAACACGAAAATGATTAACTATCAAATGGAGTTTGAATTTGCTTACAACGCAATTAATAATGTAATATGAATCGGATAGTAGGTGTATTTATTGAGGGTGTTCAAGTAGAGTTATTCAACGATGAACAGATTAACGTAACTTCCAGCGTTCAAAACATTTCGGACATATCAAAAGTATTCACCGACTTTTCGCAAAGTTTTACCGTCCCAGCTTCACCTCATAACAATGAGATATTTGAACACTTTTATCAATCGGACGTAAACCCAACAATAGACCAAAATTTACGACGTGATGCTTATATTGAAATCGACCTTACTTTTTTTAGGCGTGGAAAGATACAGCTCGAAAAGGCGAATGTAAAAAACGGTCAAGTCGAAAGCTATACTATTACATTTTATGGCGACATACTTTCATTAAAAGACAAGTTTGGTGAGGACAAATTAAAAGACTTAGATTACAGCAATATAGATTATTTATACGATGCCACTGAAATACTTGAAAGAATATATGACGATGTGACAGATTACGATGTTCGTTATCCTTTAATAGCAAGTACAAGATTGTGGACTTATTATCATGGAGCGCAAGACATAACTCAAAATGCTCATGCAATTCGATTTGACGAGCTTTTCCCAGCGGTCAAAGTCATTAAGATATTTGAAGCTATTGAAGACAAATACGGAATAACATTTGAAAGTTCATTTTTTAACGATGAAAGATTTAAGAAACTATTTTTGTGGGGTAAAAACACAACTGAATATGAATTTGTAAGTGAGCAAAGAGCGGTTGTAATAGACCAAATATTACAAACTGTTATTGCAGACCCTAATATTCCGAATCCGTCTTTACCACAATATGTAGATATTTATCAAGACCGAATAAACATTTTATACGCTGTTGGTGTGCAATTTCACACGGTTTATTTTGAGGTTCTATCAATAACAAACACCCCGACTTTTTATATTGACGTATTTCAAAATGGAAATTACAGCCAAACAATAACTGGGGATGGAACTGGCGATTATGGAAATGTATCGTTTCAAAACACGATTGGTTTAAATACAGTTCTAACTTTTAAAGTGAGAGCCTCCGAAGCTACGAGTATTGAAATGAATATCATTTATCAAATTACAAGTAGTTTAGGATTAACGAATATAGCTCAAATAGGAACGTTAACAACTACAATTACGGGAGTAGTTAATTTAAACAACGTAATGCCCGACATTAAAGTTGCTGATTTCTTTTCGGGAGTGTTAAAAGAGTTTAACATGACTTGCGTACCCGTTGAGCAGGATGTTTATCAAGTGTTGCCTTTGGATTTATGGTACAGTCAAGGAGCTATTGTTGACATAACCGAAAACACCGACTTAGATTCAATTGATGTAAGCAGAGTTCCGTTATTTAAAAAGATAAATTTCACATATCAAGAAAGCGAAGCATTTACAAATAAAAATTACTTTAAAACCTACAATCAAAAATACGGTGATATGAATTACCAATTTGATTATGACGGTGGAGAATATACTATTGAAAGTCCATTTGAAAATTTATTATTCCAACGTTCGGTTAGTGGCAACGATTACGCAATTTTAGGGTATGCACTTAACGAAAACTATCAAGCGTACACTCCAAAGCCTTGTTTGCTTTATATGTATGGTAAAAGTGATGTTTTACCTCATGACATAAGATTTTACAATGGCGTTAATTACGATGACATTGATGATTATATGTTATTCGGTCAAGACCTAACCTATCAAAACACGAAATATAGTTTAAACTTCGGAGCAGATAACAGCATAATACATAACGAAACAATAAATAACGGGTTATATAATACTTATTACTTTCCGTATTTATCTAATTTATTCGATTTAAAGCAACGTTTAGTAACGGTTAAGACTGTTTTACCAATTAGCCTATTAACATCGCTTAGATTAAACGATAGACTTATAATTCGGGACAAGAGATACATCATAAACGAAATGAAAAGCAACCTTACAACTGGTGAGGTGAATTTCAGTTTGTATTTAGACTTCCGACCTTTGTTGGCGCAAGAGCCTATTAACCCAGATCCAAGCGCACAATGTTTAGATATCAATATTCCTTTTGTAAATGGAAGTGCATACGCTACAATTACAAGTAGTTTTTCGGGTGTTACGATTACGCCAAGTACAATTTACCAAAATCAGTTGGTTGAGGTGTGTATTCCTGCAAATCCAAACACAACATCAAAGATATTAGCCGAAAACACGAACCCGATAATTACAGAAACTGGATTAAATCTAATTACGGAAGAAAGTTCAGTTCAAGTAATTACAGTAGTAGTATCATATTTTAATAGCGCAGGAACTTTAATAAATCGAAACATAATAATAGTACAAGAATGATAGCACAGATATTAGAACTTTTAAAAACGGATGACTTTTTTAACGTGAGTGAGATAGTAAACATTGCCAAAGGAAAACACGAATACACTACGAACCTAAAAAAGATTTATAAACAAGCTAAACGCAAATACAATGGCAGAAAAAAGGACAATTGAGTTAGAAATACAAGACAATAGTAAAAGCCTTAAACAACAGTATAGGGAAGCTGTAAAAGAATTACAGAAAGTTTCTGCACAATACGGCGAAACATCTGCGGAAGCTCTTAAAGCCGCAAGAGCAGCTGCGGAGTTAAAAGATCAAATACAATTTTCTAAAGATTTAGTTGATAACTTCAATCCTGACACAAAATTTAATGCTTTAAGCGGTTCGATTAGTGGTGTATTAAATGGATTTCAAGCCGTTGAGGGAGCTATCGGAATGGTAGGTGTTGAAAGTGAAGCGTTGCAAGAAACAATGTTACGTGTTCAAAGTGTTATGGCTTTCACGCAAGGAATAGACGGATTACTTGAAGCTGGTGACGCCTTTAAACAGTTAGGTGCAAAGGCAATGCAGTATTCTGTTGTTCAAAAAGTTGTAACAGCGGGTCAACGTTTATGGAATGCGGCAATGGCAGCCAACCCAATAGGATTACTTATAGCAGGAATAACGACTTTGATTGCGGTAGGTTATTCTTTGATTAAATACTTTCAAGCACAGGCAAAAGAAACTGAAAAAGCAACAGCTTCAATTAAGGAACATAACAAGGCGTTAAATAAACAGAATCAAGAATTAGAAAAGTCGCAAACACGTTTAGAGAAAAGCAACAAATTTCAAGAAGATTATGCAAAGGCTTCGGGTAAATCTTCAGAAGAATTAAGAAAATTAGCAATAAAACACGCTGAGGAAGAATTGGCTTTGGCACGTAAGAATAAAGAGTTGGCAAAAGCAACTTATTTACGTGAAAAAGATATTTTGGCTTCAATGAAAGCTAATGATGCAGATGAAGAGGTTATAAAAAAGCAGGAAGAACTTGTTAAAAAAGCTGGTGATTCTGCAAAAGAAATGCGCGAAATAGCTCAAAAGGAATATACCGAATTGGTTGATTTAAAAAAACAGCAACGAATTGAAATTAAACAAGAGCAAACTCAAGAAATAAAGGATAAAAAAGAAGCTGCAAAAGATTCCTACGATGCTCAAATACAAGCAAGAAAAAATGAGTTAGATGCTTTAATTGAACTGGAAGTAAGAAAAGATCAAACTGACAAAGCAAGATTAGAGAAACTATTAGCTGACCGTTTAAAATTAGAAAAATTAAAAGGCAGTCAATTAATACTTTCTCAACAAGATAACGCGGAAAAGGTAAGACAAGCTATTGCAAATGACAATAAAGAAGAGTTAAATTTAGAAACCGTTAAAATTGATAAATTAAAAGTCCTAAGTAACACTAAGTTAGAAAATTTACAAGGTAGTCTAAACGCTGAAATTGAAGCTGAAAGAAATGCTGCGTTACTTAAAACACAAATATTAGAAGCGCAAGCGGTAAGGGCTCAAAAAATAGACGAAAACGCGAACTCATTTAAAGTAAAATCAATTCAACAAGGTTTAGAAATAGTTTCAAGCATTACAGAATTATTCGGAAAAAAATCAGAGAAACAAGCTAAACGCGCATTCCAAGTTCAAAAGGCTGCTCAAGTTGCAAGTGCTTTAATCAATACTTACCAAAGTGCTACTGGTGCGTATGCTTCTCAATTCTTACCCGTTCCTGACCCAACTTCTCCCGTTCGTGGTGGTATTGCTGCTGGTTTAGCAGTTGCCGCTGGTTTAGTAAACGTAGCTAAGATTGCATCACAAAAGTTCGAAGGCGGTTCGCAAGGTGGCGGTGGCGGTGCTCCTGCTGGTGGAGGCGGTGGCGGTCAGATACAAGCTCCGCAATTTCAAACTATCGGAACAAGTGGCGTGAATCAATTAGCAACGTTACAGCAACAGCCAACAAGGGCGTATGTAGTGAGTGGTGAAGTAACAAGCGCACAATCTTTGGATAGAAATAGAGTACAAAACGCAACATTATAAGTTAAAGAGTTATGGCAAAGATGGAAATTATAGAACTGCTTATTGATGAGAATAAAATCGAAAGCGGTATAAATGCGGTTTCAGTTGTTGAAAGTCCAGCAATTGAAGAGAATTTTGTAGCCTTAAAAAAACACGAAGTAGAACTTAAAGAAATTGACGGTGAGAAACGCATCTTAATGGGTGCCGCTTTAGTTCCTAACAAACAGATTTATCGTAAAAACGGAGACAAAGAATTCTATATTTATTTCAGTGAGGACACAGTACGCAAAGCAAGTGAACTTTTCTTAATGAGAGCTAACCAAAACAACGCAACGTTAGAACACGAAAAGAAAATGTTAGACGGTATGTCAGTTGTTGAAAGCTGGATTGTTGAAGACGAGAAACAAGACAAGTCAGCAAAATACGGATTCAATTTACCGAAAGGCACTTGGATGATTTCAATGAAAGTAAACAACGATGAAATCTGGAACAAAGTAAAAGCAGGTGAAGTAAAAGGATTTTCGATTGAGGGTTATTTTGTAGATAAATATGAAATGAGTTTACAAGAAACTGAAGAGGATAGATTGATAAATGCTATTCGTGATTTGATACTAAAAGACGAACAATACAATTTAGAAACTTACAACGACTACCCAAAAGAGGCAAGCGAAAACGCTAAGATAGCTTTACGTTATGCTGAAGAAAATGGTTGGGGTGATTGTGGTACGCCAGTAGGAAAAGCAAGAGCAAACCAATTAGCAAACGGCGAGAATATAAGCGAAGACACTATTGCACGAATGGCAAGTTTTGAGCGACATAGACAAAGTTCACAAAAAGAACTTGGTGACGGGTGCGGTCGTTTAATGTGGCTTGCATGGGGTGGTGACGCTGGAATTGAGTGGGCTCAAAGAAAGTTAGAACAAATTAGAAACAAATAACATGGCAGAAAAAACACTAAGCAAAGTAAGTCCTCGCGGTGGCAAAAGGGGTTGTTTATGTAAAGACGGAAAATATCATAAAGAATGTTGCGACGGAAGTTTACAAGCTCAAGGGATAGGCAAAACAGCGAGTGTAACGCCACAAAATGTAACGATTACAGAAATAGACGGAGTAAGAACGATAGTACGTCAAAACGGATAAAAAAGGAACAAGTATAAATTTAAAAGTTAATAAGTTATGAATACACTAAAAACAGTTTTTGGAAAACTCTTTAAAGAGGAAACTCAATTGGCTTCGCACGAAGTTGATTTGGCAAGTATTCAAGAATTAAAAAAAATAATTGCTGATGCTAAAAGTAGTTTTGCCAATTTAGAAAAAATAGGCGATCAATTATTTAACGAGCTGTCAAAAGCCGAAAAAACTAAAAGAGGTTATGCTGATGCTTTAGCAAGTTCAAAAAGTTTAGTTTTAAATTACGCTAACGAACAATCAAAAGTATTCACAACAAAAGCAAAAGATTTAGGTATTGATGTTTCAAACGTTCCTGAATTAAAAGAGATTGCAAAACTTCAACAAGAAGTAAAAGATTACGATACATTTTATAAACAAATAGGCAATATTCCTTTAGCATAATTTTAAAATAAATAAAAATGAAAAATAGCTTAATAAACCAAATCAAAACTTTGCTCGGAATGGAAGTAAAACTTGAGCAAATGAAATTAATGGATGGAGTTTCTATTCTTGAAGCTGAATCATTCGAAGCAGGAAGCGAAGTGTTTATCGTAACGGAAGACGAACAAAAAATCGCTTTACCAATTGGTGAGTACGAACTTGAAGACGGTCGTCTTTTAATCGTAATTGAAGAGGGTGTGATTTCTGAAGTTAAAGAAAAAGAAATGGAAGTTGAAGAGCCTGAAGTTGAGGTTGAAGTTGAAAGCGGGAAAAAGGAAGAAATGGAAACTGAAAAAACAGCTCCTAAAAAAACAATCGAAAGCGTAGTTAAAGAAACTTTCTTTTCTGAAATAGAAAAACTAAAAGAGGAGAACGAAACTTTAAAAGCTGAACTAAGCAAATTAAAAGAGGTTAAAGAAACTGAAGTAGAATTAGCTATCGAAGAGGAAGTTAAACCAATTTCTTTCAATCCTGAAAATGAGAACAAAGTTGAGGTTGTTAAAATAGCTTCAAAAAGACCTCGCACAATTATGGATTCAGTAATGAACAAAATAAATAAGTAATAATTTAAAAAACAAAAAAAATGAGTACAACATTAATTTCAGTATCTAACGATGTTTTACGTCAAGTAGGCGTAGTTGAAACATTGACAGGTGCAACAACTTTAACTGCTGAGGATAGCGGTAAAGTATTTATTCTTAACGCTGCTGCTGGAGCGCAAATTACACTACCTGCGGTTGCTGATGCAGCTGGACATTCTTATAAGTTTGTCGTAGGTGCTTTATTTGCAACTACTGCATGGACTATCAAAGCAGCTTCAAACAAAATTCAAGGTGGTGTTATCGTAAATAGCGTTAACGTACCGGGAGCGGACGAAAACACAATTACTTTTTCAGCTTCTGCTGACACAATCGGTGACTTCGTAGAATTACATTCTGATGGTTCTAACTGGTATGTTTTCGGATTGGGAACTGCTGCTGGGGCAATCACTTTAACTGTAGTATAAATAATTTAAAAAATTCATAAAATGAGTACAACACAATCAATTACAACTACTTACGCTGGAGAGTTCGCAGGTAAGTATATTGCAGCAGCTTTATTGTCTGCTCCAACCTTAGAAAAAGGCGGAATTACTATCATGCCTAACGTTAAATACAAACAAGTTATCAAAAGAGTAGCTACTGATGACATCATTAGAAATGCGACTTGCGACTTTGACCCAACTTCAACTGTATCTTTAACAGAGCGAGTTCTTCAACCTGAATCATTCCAAGTTAACCTACAATTATGTAAGTCTGACTTCCGTGCTGATTGGGATGCCATTCAAATGGGTTACTCTGCATTTGATGTATTGCCAAAATCATTCGCTGATTTCTTAATTGCACACGCTGCTGAAAAAGTTGCTGCTGGAATGGAGACTTCAATTTGGAGAGGTGTTAACGCAACAGCTGGACAATTTGCTGGTATCATGACACAGTTAACTACTGATGCTGCTTTACCTGCTGCTCAAGAGGTTGCTGGAACATCTGTAACAGCTTCTAACGTTATCGCTGAGTTAGGTTCTATCGTTGACGCTTTACCTGCTGCTTTGTACGGAAAAGAGGATTTAGTTCTTTATGTTTCTAATAATATTTACAGAGCTTACGTTCGTGCATTGGGTGGTTTTGCTTCATCTGGACAAGGTGCTAACGGTTACGAAAACAAAGGAACTAACCAAGTATTGGATAACCTTTACTTTGACGGTGTTAAGATTTTCTTAGCTAACGGATTGGCTTCAAACACTGCTTTGCTTTCTCAAACTTCTAACTTGTATTTTGCAACTGGTTTGATGAATGACATGAACGAAGTTAAAGTTATCGACATGGGAGACGTTGACGGGTCTCAGAATGTCCGAGTAATTCTCAGATTTACGGCAGACGCTAAATACGGTTTTGCTTCCGACGTGGTTACTTACGGAATCGTAAATTCAGCTAACTAATCAAACTAAACTATAAGCGAGGGTGGTGAAATATACGCCACCCTTTTTTGTTTAACATTAAAAAAATAAGATATGAGCTGTGATATAGCAAACGGAAGATTAGAAGCGTGCAAGGATGCAATTTCGGGACTTCTAAATATTTACTTTATTAACTATGGTGATTTAACGTCTTCATCTGCAAATGTAACATTTGATGGTGATGACCAAATTACTGAATGGATTACTGCAACACGAATCAACCTTTACAAATACGAATTGAAAGGCGCAAATGGTTTTGAGCAAACTATCCAAACTTCAAGAGACAACGGGACTACTTTCTTTGAGCAAGTATTGACTATCCAATTAAAAAAGCAAGACGCTGTAACGCATAAAAACGTTAAATTGTTAGCGTACGGACGTCCGAGAATCGTTGTTGAAACAAGAGACCATCAATTCTTTTTAGCTGGTTATGATCAAGGATGCGACGTAACTGCTGGGACTGTATCTTCTGGAACTGCAATGGGTGACTTCAACGGATATAACTTAACATTCACGGGAATGGAAAAAAGCCCTGCATACTTTATTGATTGTGCTGATGAGGCTGCATTAAAAGCTATCTTTACTGATGGTGCTGATGACGCTATTGTAGTTACCTCTTAGGATTGTCTGTTAATAATAGGTTTAAGACCCTGCCTTTTTAGGTGGGGTTTTTTTATTTAAGAAACAATTTGAAGTGTTTTAAGTTAATAAAGTATGATAGTTTTAACTACTTCAACAAATCCACAAACATTTGCTTTAATCCCGCGAAATGCAGACTTCAATACAGTTGAAATAACGGATGACCAAACAAATGAAACAACGGTTGTTGAGGAATGGACTTTTACAGAGGGTGAATACTATTCTACATTATTAGTTGAGGTTGCCTTAGTTGAAAATCATTTTTATAATTTGGTACTAAAAGACGGAACGAATATCGTTT